GTGCGCGTCTCCGGCTGCCGGTGGCACAGAAACGGGATGTTGTCGCGGGTCGCGCGGCGCGAGAAGAGGACCTCCTCGGGCGGCACGTTGCGGATCATGATGCGACCCTGCTTCCTCGTCACCCGCAGCTTGCAGTCGTAGAGCATCGGCCGTGGCGGCGGGGCGCCCGGGAGCGCGGCAGCAACGCCCCCTGCGGGGGCGAAGGCAGCCCCCTGCGGGGGCTGCGGCCCCGTGCCGAGCCCCGCGGCTGCCAGCGGGTTGGGCGCGTCCTCGCCCATGCCCGAGAGGGTCGGCGCCGGGTACGAGGTCTCCTCCAGGATCTCGACGGTGGCGCTGGCGTCGGGACCGCGGTCCTGCAACTTGGCCTGATACTCGTCGGCGGTCAGCCCGGTGAACGTGTTGGTCTCGCGGATCTGTTCCTCGCTCCACCAGCGCTTCAGCCAGCCGAGCTTCTGCAGGAGCCCGTCCTTGAACCAGTCGTGCAGGATCAAAAAGCCGGGGTTGTCGACGTTGAAGACGTGGTTGACGTATTCGGTCGCCTGCCGCGCCGCCTCCTCGGGGTCGAGCGGCGGCGGGGCGCCCGGCGGGGTGGGCGGCGGCGTCATCGTCGTGCGGATGGGGGCGAGCTCGGCGATCGTGTCGCTGGCGGTAAAGATGCGCAGGAGCGCCGGCAGCACCCACTCGACGGTCTCCAGCACCGTCAGCATGACGACCTTTGAGCGGTTCTGCCCCGGCGGCGGGTCGGCGAACTCGCCGCCCTGGTAATACGTCATCGCCTGCATGCGCTCGTTCGCCAGCTGGCCGTTCTCGGCGCCGATCGCCTGGGCCAGCTCGCGCCGGACGATGTCCTTCAATTCCTCCACCGGCATCAGTTTCTTCTGGTCGCGCCGCGGCACGCCGGTCGACGGGCTCGACCCGTAGCCCCCGCGCTGGCCGGCAAACAGCCCGTTATCGAGCGGCGGCATTTCGCTCACCGTTGGGCATCTTGGCCCGCAGGGTATTGAGCTGACCGGTATGCATGGCGAGCTGCTGCTTCATCCCGGTCAGCTTCTCCTCCAGCTCGGCGACGCTCGCCCGCAGGCCCACCAATGCGGCAAGACCCGTCTCGAGCGCCGCAACCCTCTCCTCAAGGGCAAGCTGGCGCATCGCATCGGCGGCACTCACCTGCGGTTGCGCTCGCCCGCCGCCGCCCCCGGGTTCTCGCGCGATTGCGGGTGGGCGTCCGCCGGATGCGCGGCCGGGTGGGCTGCCGCCGGATGCGCGGCCGGGTGGGCTGCCGCCGGATGGGCCGCCGCTGCCGCCGCCGCGGCAGCCACCACAACCGCATTCGACGCCGGCGCCGCCGTCGAGCCCACGTTATTGGTCGCCGTCACGACACAGGTCAGCGCCCGCCCGGCGTCGCCCGCGACAATCGTGTAATCGGCAGCGACGGCCGCCGCGATCGGGTCGCCATTGCCCATCCACTGATAGGTATAGGCGGTCGGCTCCCCGGTCCAATTTCCCATCGTGCAGTTCAGCACCTCGCCGATCGTCCCCACCCCGGAGACCATCGGAATATCGACATTGGTCGGCCGGCTGACCTGCACGCCGGCCGCGCGGGCCGCCTCTTGCAATTGGGCAAAATCGCTCATTTTGGTCTCCTCGGTTGCCCTCGACCCAAACCGGGTGAGGTCCTTAAACCACGGCAAGATCGGGGTACTTCAACGGCCGCAGGCTGCCGGCGTTGCGCACGCTGGCGAGCGCCCAATAGCGTAGGGCGTCTGCGGCATGGGACGTCCAATCATGAAGAGGCCGGTCGCTGTAGGTCCGCGCCGCCTCGTTCCACGACCGCCGGTAATTCTGCAGGGCCGAGATGCCGCGGGCGCATTTCTCGGCGTCGAACCATGACCGCGGCAGCACCATGCGCACCGCGTTGACGCCGTCCTCGATGCGCTGGGCCGGGATGACGGTCGTCCTGTGAAAGCCGAGGCCGCGCAGCACCTCGACCCGGCTCCTGCCGGTCCCCAGTTCGCGCGCCTCGCTGTCGTGCGGCAGGACATGCTCGCCCCATTTCCAGGCGCGCTTGTCGAGCTCCCTTGCGTACCAGTCGAGCCCCACCCCGGAATTTTCGATGTAGTCGATAAACCGCACCTCGTGGCCGACAAGCTGGACGCACCAGATCGCGGTCGCATCGCCGATCCCCAAATCCCAGGCCGTATGCACCGGCAGCGTCGGATCGTGCAGCACCTTCCCCACCCGCCCCTCTTTGACGGCGGCCTCCATCATCGTGCCGTAATAGGAGCCCATGACGCCGGCATCGAAGCTGACGAGATACTCCTGGCGGTAGCGCGCCTCGCCGTCGTCGGGGCCGTATTCGCGGATCAATTCGCGGTGCTCGACCTCGAGCTGGTCGTGCGTAAAGACCGGCGTCGCGGTCGCCGGGAGCTGCTCGGCAAACCATGTCGGGTCGAGGAGCGCCGCCTCATAAAAGGTCGACGCGTGGTTTCTGCCGCGCGGCGTCGTAATAAAGAGGGCCCAGCCGCCGTTCTCGGCCAGGATCGGCCGCAGGTAGCCCCAGGCCGACGGATCGGCGAGCGCGAACTCGCTGAAGACCACACCGACCGGCGGCGAGCCGACGAGGCTGTTGCCGCACCACGCCTCCTTGCCATTGCGGCGGACCTTGATGACATGGCTGCCAGCATCGACACACCACACTTTTCCGGAATATCCCTCCTGGCTGACGTAGCTCTCCTCGGTATCGCGGAAATGCTTGAATTTCGAGAGCCGCCGGTAAACGCAATAAAGCGGGCGCGCCGACCGGACCGGACGCCCCCGGATCATCCCGCCGCCATTGGTCCGCACCTTGATGTTGCCCGACACCCCGGTCTTGATCAGCAACTCCTGGAAATCGTCGGCCAGCCGCCGCGATGTCGTCGCATACGACATCGTATTGTTGTCGTTGATGTTGCCGTCGCCCTTGACCAACCAATCAACCAATATCCCAAGAAATCGCGGCGACAGTTCCTTTAGATCAATCGGGACATAGCGGTCATGTTGAAGACCAAACTGGCGGCAATACTGAAATAATTGCCTGTTGCTGACGACAAAATTCCCTGGGGTCGCATCATACCGCCAATGCAGCTCCATCCGCGTCAAGAGCGCCGCGATCTCGTCGCAGATCGCGTCCTTGCTCTGCGAAATCGTGACCCGGTAATTGCCCCGGTCATCGCTGAACGTGCTGCCCTCGGAAAGATAGATGCCCATGAAGGCGCACCAGTCTTCCATCCTGAATTCGAGATTGCGGTCGATGTCGCGCCGGGTATTCCGGTCGTAATCAATGACCGGAAGCACAAATTTATGCGGTTCAATCCCTTTCCACCGGCATGTCGCCGGGATCTTGTCGCCGAGAATAGTCGGATCATCGATCCGCTTAAACTTGCGAACCCCTTTCCCGCTCTCGACATAAAACCGGTGGTTTGGCGTCGTAAACAAATCTATCGCGTTATTGTAGACCCGGTACATCTCCCCTTCGTAGTCGTACGACATGATCTCGCGGATCGGCGCGTAAACCAGTTCGTCGCCCTCGTCCAGCGTCGCGACCAGCTCAGCGCCGGTCAGCTCGGAAAACAGCATCCACCCGCCATCCCGCGTCAGGATTTCTGTGTCGGCCGAAAAGCAATTATAGTTGTCGCTCCCGACGAGCTGCCACAGGCTCCCCGACTTGAAGCGGATCGCCATATCGGTCTCGCGCGTGCTCTCCCTCAATTCGCGCGGAAAACACTCGTTGATCCGGCGCTGCCCGGTATGCGGGTTGACCGCGTCCCACACCGCCTTCCGCGCCTGATTGGCCTCCGGCAGCATATGCCAGTAGCAGCCGACCCGGACATGCGCGGCGACCGCCCCCCAATGGAGGCAGACCTCGTCCTTGCCGGCTCGGCGGTGCCAAATCGCGACGGCGCGCTTGCCGCCCTGCTCGAGGTAGCGCCACAAGGGGCGCTGGTAGGGGCGCGGCTGCCAGCCGTTGTGCGGCAGGCGTATGAGGCCCTCGGGGTTAGCGGCCGCCATCAGGCAGGCTTCGCCTCCAGCGCGGCAAGCCGCGCCTCCAACTCCTTCACCGCGTTGATCAGCGCATAGATCAGGTTGCCGGGCTCCAGCGTGTCGAGCAGCAATTCCTCCCCCCGCACCGTACCCGTCGCGGTTCCGACAATCTCCGGCACATGCGGCCGCACCTGATCGGCAATCAGCCCAAAAAGCTCGCGGCTCGGCGCGTCCGCCGAGGCAAACGGTGTGCCGGCAGCGTAGCGAAACTGCACCGGCTGCAGCGCCACGATCGCTTCGAGGCCACGCTCGTAGGGCGCTATATTCTCCTTCAGCGAGACATCGGAAAAAGTGATCCAGGCACCGCTGACGTTGTACGTTCCCACCGATGTAAACGCCGCGTAGTTTGTCCCGCCGGCGCGATCGGCAAAACGGTGCGAGCCGTTGCGGTAAAAATGCTCGGGATCGCTGCTGCCACCAAGTACAATCCCGCCTTGCTGGTTACCCGCGCTATCCGGCGACAGCAAATTTGTATAAGTGCCGCTGCTTATGGCAAAAATCGGAAATGCATGAACGCCGCCGATATCCAGCGCGCCGGACTGATCTATTCGCATCGCCACGGAAGATGTTTTAAGATTATAGATCCAAAACTCACCAGCAGACGTAACGCCTTGAGTGCCGACCTTCCAATCCGACGTCGTGCCATTGTGTAATTCGAGATAGCTGTCCTGCGCCGTGGCGGCGCTGAGAACCAGCCCTGTCCCGTTATTGGCAATCGTCAACGGCCCGGTCATCGTGTCGCCGGCCTTCAACACCCGCAGATTGTCGCCCGCGGTCACCGATGCGGCCGTCGCGTAACCTTGCGCCTGGACGTAAGCCGTCGTCGCAATGCTCGTGTCGTTATCCGCCGTCGCCGGCGTCGGCGCCTTCGGATCGCCGGTGAAGGTGGGGCTCGCCAGCGGCGCATACGCCACCCCGCCCGCGCCCGACACCGTCCACTTCGCCCCGTCCCACGACCACGAGGCCGCGCCCACCGTATAAACTTGGTTCGCCGTCGGGCTGTCGGGGAAATTAAGCATCGCGGGCGGCCTCCAGCGCCTCGATCCGCGTCATCGCCTCCTGCAGCGCCCGCGTCAGCGCCGCGAATAGCGCAA